GTGACACTCACCCGACTCCATTTACTTGGTGCTGCAGTTTGATTAATCACAATCGGATTTGTTGATCCACCATGAGTATTATCAATGCGGTCAGCACGCATATTCATCCAATACTTGATTACGCCGTTGGTATTATCGTCAGGTGTCATCACTTCAAACGATATAGTAACTTTTGCGCCATCAACAAGCTCATTCAGCCCCCCTTTGTGCGCATATCCGTTGATTTGATATTGCTTCCAGGTAGCGTTATCGGAGCTGATAGTCAATACGCCATTATCAACATCGATCGTAGCCTTTGATCCGCCTCCTTGAGATTTGTACCACTTGCCATTTTTAAACGAGCTATCCAACAAGTAGTTACGACCACCAACACGGATATTTCTAACCGCACTTTCAAGTGTTGCAACCTGTTGTGCACTGGTTTCACGATCTCGCACAATCGTTTGGTTGATCTGATTGATTGAGCTTTCATGTTGTCCAATTTTAGCAGTGAGGATTTCACGCGCTTTTGATTCAGCATTGTCTGCGGCGATGCGAGCTTCTCGCTCCACCTCAATCCCACTTAAGGCACTATTCGCTTTTGCAGTAACTTGCTCAATGGCTTTCGCTTGTTGGTTATCAACTTGTTCAAGTTTTTGGATTGCCGTTCCACGTGCATTAATTTCAGCCTGTAGCCCCTGCGCCGCCTTGAGTGTTTCAGCCTCGATTTTTTTAGAGATCTTAATACTCTCGTCTTGGATAGCCTTTACTCGACTGTTTGCTTCCGCAATCAATGCAGCATGGCGTTTTTGCGTTTCGGCGGACACCGCACTATTCACATCATTTTTGAGCGAGTTAATCAACTCTTGTCCAAGGTGTGATTTAGTGATTTTGCCCTCAATTGCATTGAGTAGATTATCCGGGTTGTGGTCAGCCTCACCAAATACTGCGGCGGTAAATTCGCCCTTGTTGTCGTTTTTATCGCCGCAGCGCAACCAAAAGTAATACTCCGCGCTCAACGGCACGCCACTCATAACATAGTTATTTTGTGGATATGGCAAGGTTGCCACTTTAACCGCTTTACTGATGTCATTAGTGGTACTGCGCCAAACCTCAGTATAGTTACCAACAGTTGCTGTCTTTGGCAAATCCCAATCAAGCTCAATCGCAAACAATAGTGATTTAGTCACAAATCGAGGGATGTTGAGATTAATCTCAAATGTACGAGTTATTGGATCGGATAATTGACCTGCGCGGTTTTTGCTGCGTATCTCTACCGTATATCTTCCGTTCGGGAGATTATCAAAACTAATCTCCGGACTATCCAAGTCTAAGTGAGTGCTGTATAGATTGCCGTTACGGTATAATTTGACGTCATACTTGACCGCACCATGATTTGTTGATGTCGTCCACGTTAATTTAACGCCGCCATCACCAAAGCTCACATCGGCATTGGCAGGTTTGTTAACTCCTGCGCCATGAGCCGTGGTAGCCGACGGCATAAAACTCGCACTACCATCAACAATCGCCTCTTTTTGTGGCTCATGTTGTAATGCGGTAATGGTATAGCTTCCGTCGTCATTTTCGGTGATACCCAAAGCGCGGTAGAGTTGCGTTGATACTACGCCTGATTTAAGTACCCAGTTATCAAAAACACTCAACCCTTGCGGTACACTATCAAGATCAATGATTGCCGGATTAGCCTTGTCCACCGACTTAATTTTGATTTTTACCAAACCGTCAGCGGTGATATAGTTTAGATAGCTCTCACCCTTAATCTCTACGGGCTGATCTAACGTTACCTTTTTACCACTGATTGCAACAACTCGGCCACCTAAAACTTTGCCGGCATAGCTATTATCGGCAACCTCGATAATATCACCGGGTAGGTGCATTAATCCTTGTCGGCCAACCGCAAAGGTAATCGTGCATTGCTCAAGGCGTGATGTCTCAAGCACCCATTTACCGTATCTATGAGCCTGACCGCGTGAGGTGCATCCATAAGCTGTCATCTTTTTGACGTTGTAGCCGTAACGGGCAATCATGCCATCATCGGCAACGTACTCAATCGCTTTTTGGTACATGTTGCGCTCGTCCGCGTACTCAACCTCAACGGCGGTAAAAATCGCCTTACCTGCGGCGTATTGACGGGTAAATTTGCCGTCTTTTACATTTGATTGAGAGTACAAACAAACGGGGTCAGCCGGTCGGTCTTGGATTGCGGTAAATTGTGTGCCGTCCCAAACTGCGATCGCGCGGAAAACGGACGCCATATCAGACAGTACATTGTATGCCTCACGTTGCTCGGTGAGCCATAAGTTAGACACCATGCGAGGCTCTTTGCCACCGTAGCCGTCATCGACTAACTCATCGCAATATTTTGCAATCTCGTAAAGCTGGAATTTATCAATCCCATAATCGCCAATACGCTGACCTAAGCCAGCCAATTTATTAGTGATTAAGTCGTAAAAAATCCATGCCGGGTTATTCGTCCAACCTAATTTCCAATCACCTTTCCAGATTCCAGGGGCGCAAGTTCTTGCTTCTGGGTTGTACGTTGTTGGGATTTTGATAATGCGGCCATACAGCAAAAAGTTGATGTTTGGGAAATTTGGGTTGTATCGGCTATCGGTCTTGATGCCTACAATAGCCATATTTGGATAGCTTAATTTTGTGTCGATAATCTCAGTGTAACTTACCCAATGCGTGCCATTTTGTAAGCGTTGAGATTTGCTATCCGCAGTAAATCGCTTGACAGTAACCGTAAATGGCCTTGGCGGTAAATCATCTATGATGTAACTACGGTAAAATCGGGATGACGATTTACCCACGATCTGATACGTTCCGCGCGGTGTGTTGTTAACCAAAATTTGGAAGTCAACAGACGTGCCGTTTGTGTCGCCCTGATCGTTTTGTGAGATTAACGCATTTACGCCGATCGTCAGGCGTAAGCGCGTTACGTCAGGGTCTATGACTGAGCGCGTAATTGGGTGCTGCTGTTTTACCTCTGCTCCGACCGATACCTCACGCTCAGACGCCTCAAATCCATCTAATGGCTTTTGGTCTTGATAGCCTAGATTGTACTGGATCTCCGTGTTTTTAAAGTTAAAACTACCGGCATCATTATCATCTACACCGTTTGCATTTTGGATTGGTGTATTGTCAAAATACGTGTCTTTCCATTTGTTTGTAGGCCCTTTAATTGGGCCAAGCGAAATTAAACCGATTGCGCGCAATTTTTGAGCCGAGCGCAAAGAATCAGGCGCCTCGTGCGGGGTATGTCCGCCGCCACCTTTTGATCTACCACCCATAACAAATCCCTAAATTAATTTCCAAAAAAGAATGGTCTTGAGTTTTTCTTCGTCTGATCTTTTGTGTCTATCATGTCATCAAACGTTTCAATCCCTTGCGATATAAGCACAAGACTTGTTAGCATTTTTCCGTACAGCAAAGGGATTGGTCTCCCTTGTGGCGTTAAATTTTTGATATTGCTAAACGAGGTGCTTTGTTTTTTCTCGCCCTCATTGTATTTATTGTTCATATCGGGCATTTTTGTTAACAACCCGGCTACGCCCGTGAGTAAAAGTGAGGCACCCATTGCTCCCATCATTGTCGCTCCAGTACCCCATGCTGCTATAGAGGCACCTCCAGTCCAAAATGCAGCCGCAATTAATACAGCGCCCAAAATAAATTGACCAAAACTCACCCCTTTACCAGCCCCACATATCACTGGTGTAAAATGGACCATGCAACCATCTCTTAACTCAGCAAGAGGGGTTGCCTTTAATCTCTCCTCAGAGAGATATTTACTTCCTACGCGCACCTTGTAATAGCCGTGCCGTAAGTGTTGGCGCAATCCTTTAATCTGCGTTAGCAATCCACTCATCAGTTCTTTAAAATTGCTAACCTCTAGCTCTAACGGCTCATCTGCAAATCGTTTAAGACTGCCGTAAAATTTAACTTGTACCAATCTTTAAATCTCCATACTGAGTGCGTATTATTGAGCCAAAATCCACCGTAAGGCACGCGAGCCGATAAGCGATCTTGGCTGTGATGTAATATCGTTTGATTGCCGAGATAAATGCCGGCGTGATTCGCCACATCAGCGCCAACTTGGATTAAGACGACATCGCCAAGCTGCGCATCATCTTCTTGCATTAGCTTGTAAAATCCGCATCTCTGTAAACCATCCTCGTATAGGTTAGAGGATTCAAACCAATCAAAGGCGTACTCAGACTTGTCCGGTAATTCAACGCCGGCAAGCATGTAACTGTCTAACACGATATTGCGGCAGTCTTGTTTGTTGTTTTCAAACTGTCGCCCAAGTAGTGGTGGGATGTTGCGAAACCGCTTAATCTCTCCACCAACAACCAGCCAAAAATCCAAATCTAACCGCACTTGGCATTCACGGTCGGCTGTTGAGAGGTAGGGCAATCCCTTTTCCTCGCCACTATCGGGGTGAGAGTGGACTAGGGCAACAATATGCCCGACCTCTTCCGCTGCGATAAATTCTTCCGGCGCAATCTCAAAATAATTGATCGGGTCGGGCGATACATTGACGCACGGGGTATAGATATTTTGCTTGCCATCAAAAACAACAAAACCGCAAGATTCCTGCGGTTTACATTGTTCGGCGTGTGCCAATATCTCTTGTTTTAACTTGTCATCAATCATAATTAGTTACCGTATTGTGTCGTGCTCGGGAATCCCCCAAAAGGCAAAACCGCATTTTCACCAAAGCGCAATTTACAACCTCTTATGCAGTGTGAGCACTTATCCTTTTTTTTGTCACTTGTTGGATTGTCAAATTCGTCAGCCACCGGACCACCGGTATAACCGCACTCAGGGGAGCGATATTGCCAAATACAAGTATCGGATGTAATCATTAATAACGGGATTTTTGCGTTATCTGTTTCCGCCGGTGATGCCAACTCAAAGACAGCACGCTCATCATCAAGTGATTTTAATTGCTCAATGATGTAGTAACTTACACTTTCTTGTCTTGGATCTGCCGTTGAATTTACACCGCCAGGAAAGTTTTTTGCGTCCAAATATTCCGCCGGCACAAGATGGCGCGTTACCTTGCCGCCTACACCTTGCCCAAAGTATGCAACAATGCCGGTTACAATGCCGTAGAGGTTTGATACCGCAAGCGTTGGGCGGTTGCTTGGCCCTTGTCCGCTAATCTCAAAACCGTCCGCTTTTATCGGGTAGGCTTGGTACTCTTTACCTTGCCACCAAATATTTTCCTTGGTTTGGCTTACGCCGTTGTGGAAACGGTAGATCTCGCCTTTAACATCAGGATCAGCGTTGCTTGAGATATGGCGCAAGTCAATTTCCCAAAGCTCTAATAACGCGCCTTGCTCAAGTTTAAATAGGTCTGAGCGCATTTCTGTTGGTAGTGGTTTAGGCATATTACCACCACCGAATAACCGTAATTAATTCTGGCAAATTCCAAATAAAAGCAAACAAAAACAAAATTGCTGCGGCAGTCCACATCGTTTTCCGAATCTCTTTTGGTGTGGTATTAATTGCTTCCATAAGAACTCCTAGAAATTTAAAAGTAAATCGTTTATCATTCATTCAATGTTTGTTCCTTCTTGTACGGAAAGTTGGAATAAAAAAAGCCCTAAGTGTTAGCGCACTTGGGGCTTTGTTTTGTGTAATAAAAAACCGCACCCTGTTTCCAAAGTGCGGTCAAATTTTGTTGTGTTTTAGAGAATGTCTAGCTGAAATCCTGTTGCTTTAGGGTTGTAGGCTCGAAGATGTTTTAATACGCGCCAGTTATTACCTTGCTCGCATTCAAATTGCTCTGTAATGCGTGTCAATACGTTATGAGCCTGACGGAGAGTGCTGCGATATTCGTAAGCCACACCATAAACGGAGGCGGCGTAGTGCGAACCAATTTGTTTTAATGCTGGGTGAAGTACTTGGCAAAGTTCCGTGCCACGCAATAAAGCGAACCACGCCCAAACGAGATGTTGGAGTTCGCGTTCGGTAAATTCAAAATTAAAGCACTCATCTTTTTTAGGCGTTGTAATCAACTCACCCTCAAGCACGATTCTGTGAACATACTCCACCGCTTGCGGTAACTGCTCTAATGTCAAATCTTCGATTGATTCCACATTAAAGCGTTGATGGATTAGATGATAGGCATCGGAATAAATTAATCCCTTTTTGCTCACGAGCATATTCACGGCATTGCGTAAACCTGTTCTGTCATTGACGGATGTTTTGCTTTCATATTTTCCTGTTTTACGAATAGTAGGTAATACTTCCGCTGTAACCCATTTTCTAAAACGGTGTGGAATAGATCCTTTTTTCACTGCATCACGGCAACGTAAGATCAAAGTGTACATTCCGCTTTCGCTGATGATATTCATTTCTTGTTGTCCACCAAGGGTGTAACTTAAAGTTACACCCTTTTCGTCTTCATCTAATGCCAATAATGCTTTACGATTGTTATCAATACCTATTGCATCGCAAACGTCCTTAGCAACAAACCAAGGCTCATTGTTAATAGCTAAAGTGCGGATAGATTTTGATTCAAAGTTGAATGTAGAGAGTTGAGATTGATTAGACATAACTGTCTCCTGTGGTTTTTTTTCGATATTAAGATTTACCCAATTAAGGGTGCCGGGTGGTTCGAAAGCCTTCCACAGATAGGCTGGGATTATTCCCCTCAATGAAATTTATAATGGCTTGTAAATCTCACTGCTTTATGGGTGTTATATTCTCCGCCCGCCCGGCATAGATGAAATTGGATTTATGCGTGTTAAGTCTTAATGGCAATAAAACTAAACGAGATCACAAATTTTACGCATAAAAAAACCGCTATGCTGTCGGGTGCGGACTTACCGCTGTGGAATATAAGGTTTCGACACCTTGATAAAAATAATAATGAAAAATCCTATTGGTTGTCAATAGGCTTTTTTTCATAGAATAAAGCTAATCCCGAAGCACGCTGCGCCAATGGCAAAACCAACCGCTGCAATAATTGCTGCACTTGCTAGCATTTTCCCTGCAATGCCTGCATCTTTTTCACTCATTTTTCCACCTACCTTAACTTGATGTTTTGGTGTATACTTAATCAAAATTGCTCCTTAGCCTATTTAAGGGGTAAATAAAAACCCCGAAGTGCTGCAAACGCTTCGGGGTTTGTTTTTTCCGATTGCGTTGTGAAATCATAACAAAGCAAGTATCTCTTGTAGTGAGGAAGGACTTCTACATTCTTGCTTTGTGAGATGTATTTTCACAACTCAACCTTTCAATTTCTTTTAAACTACTTTAAAGGATTTAAACTACTTCCTCGAACTCACACGTGAAAGTGGTGTGCGTTTTGGTAACAGATCGTGGAAATTTAGGACAAACCACCTTCACTAATTCGCCACCAAGTGCCACATCCTTAAAATAAAAGGCACGAACTCCGCCGTGTTCTTTCATAAAATTTCTGAATTTCTCTGCTTCTTCGTGTTTGAGTTTGTAGGTGACTGAATATTTGCGCAAAAGCGAGTTAATGCCATCTGCCATACGCTGTTGATAACCATCGCCAAAATTAAGCACTTTTCGTCTAGGTTCTTCCTCTACAGTATATTTAGGCTGAGGACACCAAGATAATGTTTTTAATGCCATGTTTACTCCTAAGATAACAATCCGCCAGGGCGCATATTCTTCTGCAGCATTGTTCCTGCTTCCGCTTGCGCAATTTGTCGCACTAATTCTACGGTAATTTCAAGCTGTCCATTTTTTGATTGTTGGCTTACCGTCGCATCCATCGGTTCACCGTTATTAATCACCTTAACCGCTATATTCCCTGATGATTTAGGTTGATAAGCCATAGTGGGCAATCTTGGTACGCCAACTCCACCACCATTAGCAAAACCACGACGAACAGAACCGTAATTAAGATGATCTAAAAAGCCACGACCCAAACGAGCAGTGGCTTCTTTTGTTATGACGTATTCGCCCTTATGTACAATACCAGCAGGCGTGTATTTTCCACCATCACCTGTATAACCACCTGTAGAAAAACCAACACTGGTAATTTGAGACACTAAATTAACCCCTGCACTTGCCACTGCTGCCATATTAGCGAATTTCTGTGCTGGCGTAAGAGCGGTTGGATCTGCTAGTGCTTGTGCGACCGCTTGAGATAACTTCACCGTAGCTTCTGCAATGGCAAAGGCTTTTGAGATTGCAAACATTGCTTTATAAGCTGCAGATTGCTTACCGGCTGATTGTTCAACGATTGATGTTAAAGTTCCAAACGCATTACCAAGATCATTTAATCCAGTAGCATAAAGTCCCATTTGCTCTTGAAACTGATTATTTCTGTATTTTTCAATAATTTGCTGTTTGCGTTGTTGGAATTCTTCTTCCGTGATTAACTTTTGATCGTTAAATGATTGAAGCTGAGCAAGCTGTTGCGTTTGTTGATTAATTAACTCTTGTTGTGGGTCATAAAGTGCGCGTAATTGTGCCAATGGATCGACCGCACTTTGTGACATCTGTTGCGCATAGTCAAACTGCACTCGATTCGAGGCTTTCGCCGCTTCACTTTGGTTGATCTGCCCTTTCTCGTATAATTCTTGAATAGATTTTAGTTCATCATCACGATTAGCTTTCAACAACTTTTCTGGCGCATATTTGCCAGCAAGCTCTAAACGTTGGCGAGCAAAGCGTTCTGCAATAGCCGTTTTTGCGGTTTCATATTCTTGATACGATACCACACCTTTTTTATTGTGTTCTTCCAACCGTTGCAACATTCGCACTTGTTCTAATTCAATTTCACCTAGACTAGAACTGCTTTTCTTGCGAATTTCATCGTAGAAATTAAGCCAGCTGTCGCGTGCATTTTCACCTGATTTGGCAGATTTTCTTTGTGTTCTGTTTTGTCTATCGTCCCACTGCTTTGAATATTTTTCATCCAAAGCATTGTAAGCCCCCATATAACCATCATTTTTGACAGTAATCCCTGCACTATCCAAATCCCGACGAATATTTAATGCAACCCAATCTTTTTTGGATTTAGCATTATTAATTTCATTCTGCAATTTTGTGCGGTCTATAAAAGCTTGGGTTTTATCATCAATATTTAAGGCTTGCGGAGATTTTCCAGATAATGCGTCACGATAGGCTTGATTAAAAATCAATAACCCATCTGCGCCCTCTCTTGCTGCATCACCTACATTTAACAACTTACTCATCATTCCTGCTAATGGCGGTTGAACATTAGCGGCATTATTCGCCACAATGAGCATTGATGAATTAAATGTTTGTACATTTTTATCGGTGCGCAATAACTCAAACCCAAGATTGCTTAAAACCGCATTAGTTTCATTTTCAGTTGTTGTTGCCAACTGTGATGAAATAGTTTCACTCACCCCCATTGCGTCATTGAGTAGGCGTTGTTTTTCTTCCAAATCTGCGGTGATTTTGGCTTGTTCTCGCATTGCAGAAGCAATTTTCTCAGCGTAATTTACTAATGAGAAACCTTCGTTGTTTTCACTTTGCACTTGATAGGTTTTTATGGCTGCCGTTAAATTGTCATAACGTTTTTTTAGTTCTTCAATTTGTTGTTTTCTGGCGATAATGTTTTCTTCAAGTTTGGCTTGCTCTGCACGAAGCTGCACACTGTTCATTTTCTCTAAAGAGTGCGCCACTTGCTCAAGATTATCTGAGTAAGCTAGTGCCGTTTCTTTGGCTCTTTCTGCTTCTTGTCGCCACTCTAACAAATAGCCAGCTCCCAAAGAAAGCCCAACCGCCAACGCACCAATCGGGCCACCAACTAATCCTAATGCACTACCTAATAAGCGCCCTGCTGTACTGGTATTGCGCTTTGCAATGGCAAGGTTTTTATTCGCGGCTGCTTCCGCATTAATCGCAATGGTTAATTTTTTTGCCTGTGCTTCTGCCAATGTTTTAGCCGCAAGTAATTCCGCTTCTGTTCGTGCATGTGTGATTTTAAGTTGGATCACGCTCATTTCCGCTTGAGCTTCTGCACGCAATGCTGCTGTTCGTTTTACTTCAGCTTGCGCCACTTCTGATGCGACAAGCCCTTGTTTACGACTTTCGGCAATAAATCTGTTAAGCTTTGTTGCACCGACCGCCGCGCCGAATGTACCCATTACGGTCGCTGCCACGGTTAAATGATGACTAAATCCATTAATGATTTCGGCTGCAGTTCGACTGACACCTATCGCATTGTCTGTTTCACCCACCCATTTAACTGTTGCCGTACTTAAATTTTCTAGTGCAGCAGAAATTGTTAAAATGCGTGAGCCAAATTGACTATCAACGCTACTTTTTGCTCTCTCTAATGCTGGAATAAGTACATCTGTAGTCAATTTCCCTTCTTTCGCCATATTGCGAAGTTCGCCAGTTGTGACTCCTAAGCCGTCTGCTATCGCCTTTGCCAATCCTGGTGTTTGCTCCATAACAGAATTAAATTCATCACCACGAAAAACGCCACTACCGAGAGCCTGTCCAAATTGCATTAGTGCCGCTTGTGCAGATTTTGCGCTTGCACCAGAAATTGCAACAGCTTTTGATACAGTTTCTGTCAAACTTGCGACCTGTGCTTGGCTAATTTTTAAGGCTTCTGCATTTTGAGCAAAGCGTTGATATACACCTGATGTCGCTTGGATACTTTGGTTTGTTTTAAGTGAAATATCAAAAACAGATTCTAAACCGCGCGCACTGTTAATTGATGCGCTTTCAACTAAACGAAGTTTATTTTGAATTTCAGTGTAGCCATCGGCATAATTTTTTAGTTGAGCAATTCTTCCACCAGCAAAACCAGCCCAAAAAGTACCTCGAGTGAAATTATTTAAATTTTGTGCCGCTTTCTCAATATTATTGAGATACTGAGATGAGCGAACTGAAAATTGTTTCGCTCTATTTTGCGCTTTTTCTAAATTTTGTTGAAAGCGCGCCTGATCTAACGTTAACTGAATATTTAATTGACCTAATAAACCAGACATACTTTATCCTTTAAAATAAAAAGGCCCACCGAAGTGAGCCTTTTCAAAAATGTAACTTAATCATCAAACAGAACTTTATTATTTGGACTGAATGCCAAAAAGTTTATTCCATTTATCTTCCCGCGTCAGTTTTTTATCTAAAACAATTCGAATGCAGTAAATCAAAGGAATCAACGATACTGCAAAAGCGAATACTGCTCCCCAAGGGAAAGAAGGGGTATTCAAATAACCACAAAAACCAGCAAAACCAATAATTAAAGCAATAACAAAAATAATACCCATAGAATCAAACAAAAAATCAAAAAAACTATCAATAAGCCATTTCATATTCTCTCCTTGGTTATTTTTTTATCATCGTACGATATACCCATATAGATTTCAATAGAAATATCATCGATTCGCCAAATATTCCGATGCACCGTCGTCATCGTCATCGTCATCGTCATCGTCATCGTCATCGTCATCGTCATCGTCATCGTCATCGTCATCGTCATCGTCATCGTCATCGTCATCGTCATCGTCATTTTCTACCATATTTTCTTGATAAAATGGCATAAAATTTGATAACTGTGGCGGTTTTGCTTTCGTAGATCGATTTATCAAGCGCCTGATTAAACTGAATTGAGTCCAAACTCAAAAGAATATTTAACGAACCTAAACTTGACATATTCACCTCATAAAAAAAGCCCGCCGAAGCGAGCTTTTAGAAACTTATAATTTAATTAATAATAACATATTTCACACGATTCTTATCTTGTTCAACTATCCTTAGTTTCTTAATACGGTTATTTTCTTTAATAATAGCTACAACAAGACAAGTTGCGAAAATAGCAACATATACACCAATAAAAGCGAGAATATAAATAAAATCAACAGCAAATAAAAGGAATAATGTCCCTAATGCAATAAGCAGTATAAAAAAGCATTTTGCTGTAAATTGAATAAAATCACGCAACATACTTACCACCTTCTATAAGTTGAAAGTAACTGTTTTTCCTGTGGGTAATTCAACCGATAAATTTAACACACCACCCATTGCCTCAATGTAACGTTTAACTGATGATAATTTAATGTCATTGCCACGTTTTTCAAGGGCGACAACTGACGGCTGAGAAATACTTAATGCTTCTGCCATTTGCTTTTGTGAAAGCTCTAATTCTTCACGAATACGGTAAAGTTGTAACTCCATTCGCATATCGTCTGCCATAGCTTTCACTTTCGCTTGCTTTTCAGCTGGAAGATTATTCATCAGATCTTTAAATTTCACGCTCATTTTCTTGCTCCTTAGTTAATTCAGAAAGGTAATCATCATAGGTTTGTTCCGCTAGGGCAATCATCTCTTTGTAAAAGAGTTTTTCTTTCTTGCCTTTTTTATCTCCGCCACATAAAACAATCGCTTGTCTGACAGGGTCGAAAATATAAAATAAACGGAATACCGATAATTTAGACTGTACTCGCAATTCTTTTAAATTGGTATATTTAGAGCCTTGCAGCGTATCCGCATAAGGTCTGCTTAATTGTGGACCTTCTGTTGATAATAATTCCAACGCCGCATAGATTTTTAATACGTCATCTTCTGCCAGCGTTTCTAACCAGTTCAAAAGTGGGTCTTGTAAAATTACTTCCCATTCTTGTTTCATACAGCTATTACCTTTCTTATTATTTATATAGATTTTAATCTATATAAGATTCAGAAGCAATAGATAATTTAACGATTTGCTAAATAATCAGCCACTCCGTCATCATCTTCATCATCCATTTTTTCTTGGTAAAACGGCATAAAATCAGATAACTCTGGAGGCTTAGACTTAGGGTCTCGATTTATCATAGCAAGCAAATGTGAAACTTGTGCAGTACGATAATCCTCTCGCCATAATCCAAAAGGCTGTTCCTGATAAAACATTTCGTATTCTTGGAGATGACGCTCTGGCATTTGCTCAATTTCTTCAAGTGTTTTGCCGAGAGAAAGTGAGAGGTTTATTTGGAACTTTCTTCGGCTTGAGAGTTTTTTGGTTCATCTTCCACAATAACTTGCGTTAATTGCTCAAATACAACCTTATCTAATTTGGAAAGTGCGGTTAAATCGTCTTCATTTTCCGCATCAAATAAATTAACGCCGTTTTCATCACAAAGGCGAATAGCTAAGGTGCGGGTTAAGCGATTTGGATCGTAGATTTTTGCCAATTGCTCGGTGAGTTGCTTTTCGTCGCTAAAATCAAGCGTAATACCTTGTGTTTCGGCAATTTTAATTAAGGCTTGCTGCTGCCCATATAAGGCGTTGTTCATTTCGCCGACGGTAAACTCACGAATGAAATAACGTTCTCCGTTAATATCAATCGGGGTAACTTTCGGTTTGTTGGCTAAAAGTTTTTCACGTAGATTCATTATTTTTATCCTTATTTAATTAAACAATCGAATGAGCTCAATAATTGCTCTTAATAAATCAGCAGATACCCAAAAGAATATAGGTATGGAGAAAGCAAAAGCGATTTGCCAAATTGAATATTTCATAAGCAATTCCTTGATTATCTTTAAAAGAACTTTTAAAATGTTCGCATCCACAATGATTCCTTTTTCGTATTGATGGAATGAAAAAACCCGAAGTGCTGCTAACGCTTCGGGTTTTGTTTTTAAAGTGCGGTCAAAATCTACCACACTTTGGGCTATGCAGGTAAATGGTAGTCGCGTTTTGCTTTCTTAATAGTGACGCCGGAATCGAATTTACCTTTCACTTCGCCGCTCCAATTCTGTGAAGTTTGGATAAAGCCGGTACCATAAAGCGAACCTTGATTATTTTTGAAACCCATCATCCACGGGAAGGTTTCTTTACCGTAGAATTTTTTACGTAAATCTTGTTGCATTGGAGTTGCAGGGGCGTAGAAAAAAGTAAGTTTGATTGAACCATATTCAATCTCTCCTGCTTCGGTCTCTGTACCCTCGGAGCACATTGTTGTAATATCCTCCTCGCCGAGAGTGTCGCCATCGCCTTCAATATTTTTGATTGCGCAGAAGTTAGATGACCATTTCACGGTAGCAACTTTTGCCGTTGTGAAAGAGGTCGGCGCATCTTGGTTACTCCAGTCCACTTCATCTGCCAACGTAATTTTTTCGTTTGTAACGGATTTCACCGGGTAATAACCATCAAGAGAGCCAAGACCAGTTAATTTGACAAAATCACCGGCTTTAGCACCGTGACCGGTTGCGGTAATTGTCGCATTAGGCTTAACCGTTACGGCTGTGACTGCTTTGCCTTCGGTTAGACCAGTGCCTAAATAAAATTTAGTGCCTTGAAAAGGTGTTGTTTGTGTAGGCATATCTAGTCCTCATACTTAATTTGATATTTAAGGTTAGAAACGAACCAAGTACGATTTGTCGTATCTTGCTCGTATTCGTAGCTAATAAGAGTCATTTCGGAAATGTTTTCCGATAATTCATCATTAGATATAGCTACGCTTAATCGCTCTTTGATTTTGTCTGCAATATCATCTAATGCGTCGTCGCCTAAAGCTGTTTTCAGATAAATTGCGATATTTAATGCTGCGGTATATTCGTGATGACAGAGATCTACCTCTTCGCACGAAATCTCATCAAGAAAAACTGCAATAGCTGTTTTTTCTTGGTCAATATCAATAAATAAAGGGCGCCCAGAATAAATATTCTCAACACCCTTTATACTGCTTTTGAGCATATCCGACACTTGATGCCGAATCTTCTTATGAATTAGCATTTAATCCTCTATTTTTTTAAAATGTCACTCAACTCTCTTGTCAGTTCGACTTTGATCTGACTTGAATAATCTTTTAACTCATTATGGAAAGCCGTTGTTAATGGTCTAGATAACGGAATCTTAACAACATCAATTGAATACCGCTCTTTACCTTGTCGCTGCATAACGTGTTTACGACCATTTGCTAGAGTTTGAATAAAACCGCGTTGTATTTGATATTTGCCTATTCTAATTTGCCCTTTACTCGCTCGCATGGTTCGTCTAGGGTTTTCCAATAATCGAATTAATGGTAAATTTCTTCTATCAACTCGTATTTTTGCAACTGGTCGATTCGCTGTTGCTTTTTGGGATAATCGAGTTCGCTTACGGATTAATTTAGCTGGCACATGAATCTCTTTGGATACATTTTTTGTTCCATTTTTGATTGCACTTCTCGCCACCTTATTAATCGCTTTTGCTGCCGCTTTAGGCGCGACTTGATTAGCCAGTTTTTGGATATTAGCTTGTAATGCTGCCATCCCTTCAATTTTCACCGCCATATTTACTCCAATTGCAGCACGATCTTCCCATCTTCAAAACTAAACCCTCGCACAACATATTCCTCTGTTGAAGAAATAATGATATCTCCAAGTTTTGGCTTATATCCTGATGCTTTAAAAAGAGTGAGAGTACGCGTCGTGCCATTAATTAAGTAATCATCGGTGTAATTGCCACTCATTAGTTTTGGGCTTTCATCAAGCACAGCTTTGTATTTTTTGCCGTTGATAACATAGACGGACATCATCACATCTGATATGACTTTGTCCGCCTGTGCGAGTGCGTCATCAAACGGACTAAGCGTTGATCTTGACATCTACAGTGCCCATCGATACGCCACTAGCATGCCAAGCAATACCTAAACGCTTGTTACTACCTGCGGTAGTTGTTGCTCCGTCAGTTGCAGACCAGTACACGATCGCACCTTGTTTGATGTCGTCAGCCGCTTTTGCTTTAACGGTAAATACACCGGTAGTCAAACCAACACCAACTGCGGATTTTTCCACGTCGGCAACAGCAATCGCCGCAAGGTTTTCTAACATCACTACATCACCGCTTTTTACGGCAGCGGCAGCGGTAAAACGAACGGTGTTTCCGTCTTGCATATAGTTTTTAGCCATATTTAATGATCCTTTAATTTTGATAATAAAAAACCGCACCTCGCTTAAAAGTGCGGTCGTTATTTAAGGCGTTTTAAGTTACTTATTGGTAACTTTTACAATGCCACGGTAGTCAATTACATTAACACCTGCATCAATGCGCACCTTGGTAGATACGCCATCAACAGTGAAACCTTGTTGTTGCTCCATGTATGGCGTATCAATGCCGTCAAGGTAAGAAACTTCAATAGCCTCTTTGTTGATTAAGTACCAAGATTTTGGATCGGCAACTTGTAAACGTGCGGATTTAACTGTCGGCACAATGTCACGGATTGGATTGATAATGCCAGAATTAATATCAGCTCCCTCCACACTTGCTGAACCTAGAACTTGTTTAGCACGAGTATAAAGTGAGGTTGGTAACAACATAAAATCAGGCTCAATCGCTAATGGTTCACCACGAGTATTGACAAATCCATTCATCATTTGAATTGCTTTATCAATATTGGTTACATCTAATGCGGCATTATCAAATGAGTTTTTGTGCGAGGCATCAAATAATTTTTTGCCATCTTGCGCAATCGCGTTACCAGTTAATAACGCAAACACTAATTTAGCGATTGTCGCACGTGCCGCTTGTCCCATTTTTTCAGGAATTTTTGTCAACAAGTGCATATCGTCATTGATGATTGCTTGACGGGTAATACTAAATAATTGCCCGTAAGTCGCTAATGCAACGCTAGCGCCCTCATCGCCGATTGTGCCGTAGGTGTACTCCTCACCCTCACCAACTTGCGGTAAGTAACCAAAGTCACCTAATCCAACACGTTTCGCCGCGCGGAAGTCGGTTAATGTGCCACGAGAGGTAAACTGATCAAAGTTTTCCGCTGCGGTTTCCCAACCTTTAAGCAAGGATTTGTGCGCTACATCAATTAAGATCTGACCAAAGTCAGAGCTTGAGTGAGTAAATGCCAAACCAACCATGCTCATTGCATTTTGACCCGATACACTAATACCTCGATCAACCAATGATGCACGAGCAAGCTCACGCAATGTCATAGCATTGTAGGCGTTGTCTTTAGCATTTACTTTGTCTTTGTCGATACCTGCACGAGCCAATAAGGATTGTTTCACGCTATCACCAACAATGTTACCGTTATCGGCATAAGGCGTTACTGCTGCACTTGGGGTTGTGCCTGCACCAAGTTTTGCTAATAATTTGTCTTTGGCTTGATCTGCGGTAATTGATAAATCACCTAAACACTCCACTAACAAATCATTGTGCGTAGTACCAAACGGTGCAAATACCGCTTTAATGTCGGCGTTACGTTTATTTAATTCAGCCTGCACTTGTGCGGTGTTATCTACCGGAGCTGTCGGCGCTTGATTTACCGGTTCAGTTGGTGCTGGTTGTGCAGGAGTTGGTGTTGCTTGTGGTGCGGATGCGCCAGCGTTGCCTTGTGGCTTAAACAACATGTCTTTCATTGCTTTTGGCATATTTTCAAAGTCCTCTAATTTTCTTGATTTAATAGACGCCATCGCCACAAGTGGTTCGGCTAGTTTGTCTGCAAATCCTTGTTCAACACATTCTTTTCCGTTGAGCCAAGTTTCTGCTGATAGCATTTCTGCTAATTCTTCAGGCGTTTTTCCTGTTTTGCTTGCATAAGCTGGGATTAGCGTATTTTCGACCTTGTCTAATAAGTCGGCATATTTGCGCATATCCTCAGCATCGCCACCTTGGATGCCCCAAGGCTTGTGGATCATCATCATTGCATTTTCCGGCATGATTACCTCATTGCCCGCCATCGCAATAACGCTCGCCATACTTGCCGCCAAGCCGTCAATGTAAACTGTCACATTGGCTGGATGATTTTTCAGTAAGTTGTAGATAGCAATGCCATCAAACACATCTCCGCCAGGCGAATGGATATGCAAATTTATTTGTTTTAGATTATTACCTAAGGCTTTAAAGTCCTTAGCAAATTGTTGTGCCGAAATCCCCCACCCGCCAATTTCATCATAAATGGAAATATCTGCAGTATCGGTAGATTTAGCATTAATGTTGTACCATTTCATTGTTACCACCATTTAATTGCATTAATAAAAATGGCACTGGCAATTAAAAAGCCCAGTAACCACAAACCCCAAAATCGAAGTGAGGATAGTTGTTCATTCATTCTTCTAAACTCCTTGATAATTGAGAGAATAGTTTTTAAAATACTCATAGATTATTTCCTTTTAAATCGTTCTTAATTGGAAATTCAAAACCCGAAGTGCTACTAACGCTTCGGGTTTGTTTTATTCGTCTAGGTTTTCTCCGTCCTTTAGTGGAGATGCCCGCTCATTTAATGGCGTATTGGTTAAATCCGTGTCGAAATTCAGCCCTAATTCTCGGTTTTCATCCACCTCAACTTTACGGCGACGTTTAACTTCTGCTGGATTACTACCGCTTGCTCGTACTGCTTGGCTTTCGGTCGCTAATCCACCTTTGATGCGCTCTTTCCACGCTTGCGCCTCTTTTGTCGGGTCTATCCACGGCATCACTGGGCCACTATAAACAGCGTTATAAAGTGATGCAGGATCAATATCGACTGGCACATCAATTTCACCGCTGACAATCGCCATTTTTAGCCATTCTCTGTATATCGGGCGTGAGATGTGCGCAACAAAGGTATCTTGTAAAACGGAGTAACCCTCAAAGCTCTCCACCAACTCTTGGCGCTGGCTTGAGTAAGTCCCGTTATAGTCACGAGCAATGCTTGAGTAACTTGAGCGAGTCCCCGCCGCCGTTGCTCTTAATTGTCCGTTTCTAAAGGTTTCAAGGTTAACGTTCGGGCGGTTTGAGTTGATTAACCCGATGTCCTCACCGGGTTTTAAATCATCAATGATTGCACCGGGAGCAATCTCAAAATCTCGCTCCGGATCTCGCTCCGGACTGTCTGCACTGTAATCCTCATTATCTCCGTAGAGTGCGGCATCACCTTTTTTGATGTACATCGTAAAGGCGGCGGCAATTCGCGCTGCAACACGTTCGCTTTCCTCATAATCTTTAAGGTCAGCAAGGCGGACAATTACACCATGCAACATCGATACGCCACGCAATTGGTGCAAGCGCTTTTTAAACGCAAGGTGCAACATATTTTCTGCTGGCACAGTTTTAACTCGTCCAAAAGTGCGGTTGTTTTCTTGTGGGTTATCCATGTAAACGCGGTAAGACACAGGACGGCGCCAAGCATTAATCTCTATCCCTTGAATTACATTTGCCGTATCAAGGGTATTCATCGGCACAAAATCAGGCTCTAATGCCTCAAGGCTAAATGCAATGTCTGTGCTATGGGTTAGCCCCGCTACAGAACCACGCACGAGTTGGATAAATACCTCACCATCACGGAGCCACGTGCGTAACAACATCCGCTCAAGTTCGGGGCGAGTAAATTGTCCTGTCACTTCAGGACAGATAGACCATTCCGCCCATTTTTTGCGGATTTGTTCAGCTAAGGTTTCATTCACATCACCGTTTAAATTCATCGGCTGTGGCTCAATATGGATACCTCGTGAGCCAATAACACGTTCTTCCATCTTGTCCAAAATGCCAATCACAATATCGTGATTTTGGTCTAACGCACGAGCCTGTTCTCGCAAACTGACCGCACTTTGTTTGGTAGATACATTCGCGCCTTGGCTTTCGCGTTTTGCCTTATGTGTACGGCTTGGCATTGCTGCCTCGTATGCATTCATCACATATCGGCTTTTTGCTCGCTGTGCGCCCCATTTAGGCGAGATTGCAGCAATTGTTTTATCTAATATTCCCATTGTTTAAAATCTCGCATATTTGATTCTGTGGCGTTTTACGCGCTGTCTTGTTTCCGCCAGTAACTCATTTAGCATTTGTTGATAGCGGTCACGTTGTTTTGTCCATTCGGACACTTGGTAAGATACCGATCGCCCGTTAAAGCTCACTTGGCTTTGGGCGTTTTCGATCTTTTCATCAAGCGTTCGGATTTTTTCTTCGAGTTCGTCTCTGTCGTAGATAGCCATTTTTGCCCCAATAAAAAACCGCACTTTTTACGGTGCGGTTAGTTAAGTAGTGGTAACTCAATTTGCAATTTGTCTTCAAAGATTTTTAGTGTTGCTTCAAGCAACGGCTTTTTACCTTTCCATTCATTCAATGCTTTACCACAAACGCTTGCTAATTGTTTTCCGGCTTTATGTTCGCCCAAAGCTGTAATATTGCTCAAGCAATGTCATATTGCTAGATAGCAATTGATCTTGCATAAAATTAAATGCTTTGATGTAAGCGATCTTAATTGCCATTGCTTTTTTGGTTTTATATCCCATAACCAACAACATAAAACCGTCTTTTGTCATCTCAAACATTGGGCGTTTTTCGCCTTTTTTATCGATGTATTCAACGAGACCAAAATTGGTCCGGTTAAATTCGTCATCTCCCGCCTCTAAGATTTCGCGAATATCTCGCATAACATGTTTATGATATTTGCCAAAAACCTTAGCAACTGTTTCAGATGTGGTAATTGTTTTCGCCTCTTTATTTTGTACAAATTGTTTAAAATTTTCGGGATTTGTTAATTGCATTTTCTATCTCCAAATTTAGATAATAAAAAGCCCCAACTATCTCTAGTCAGGGCTTGAGTTATTACCGCAACATATCCACCTTTTCATAGGCTCGGTATCTACCGATTTAAGGCTGTTTAGGAGTTAAAGCCAACCGCCTTTTTTGCTTCCACCACCGTTTAGCCAATTACTTTTTGTTTTTGGTTTCGGTTGCGGTTTTACTTGTTCAATTTCTACCGCACTTTCAGTTTCTTCTTTCGGTGCGGATGATTCCTTGCGGATCACGTTAGGATTTACGCTTGGCAATTTCGCCCAGTATGGGACATTGTCCTCATCGCCCCACTTAATACGCTCATAACCACGCAAAATAGCGATTGCATGGGCGTAGCAAAATAGGTCAAACGCCTCATTGTTGCCTTTACCAGGTTTGCGCCACTTGCCGTCTTGTCCTCGCTCCTCGTAGGTCAGCTCATCAAAAAACCACTCCCCGAGCCACGCAGGGAAATGGATATAGTTAGCGCCGACAGTCTCACGACTTAATGCGTTACTAATGCGATCTTTGAGCTGGTCTGTTTGTAGTAAATACAACGGCACATCACCTCGTGCTTTAGCATGACGATCTGACCGTGAGGTGTTATCAGGATAAGTTCGAGAAATCAGTTTTTGGCGTTTGGTACTATCACCTTTAACGAGATACACTCGTTTTGATATGCCATCTCGTTTGCATCTACGCCAAAACTTATAGGCGTTATCTGTTACACCGTCCTCACCGCCACTATCCACCGCCATTGCAAGGATTGGCATGACTCCGCCGTCTAATCCCTCAATACGATATTGCTTATTAAGCACATCACTGATGAGTAAATCCCAATCCTCAGGGTAGGCGGACGGATCAATTGGTAGGCTTTCCCCCTCTGAATTGCTCCGCATTGATGATTTAATGTTGTATCTATCAATGAGCCACCGTTCGCTGTTTTCACCATAGCCCACAATTTGGACGACAAAACGGCGATTCCGCCCACCCTGTACATCAACTGCAGCCAATAAAAAACGGCACCCATAAGGTACCGTTCTTTTTTCTGTATCTTCTCGCCGCTCCATCAGCTCATCACTTCGGCGTTGCTCAAGTGCGGAGCGTGGTAAATAAGGCAATCCCCAGTCTGTATTTGTTACTGCCTTTAGCGTTTCTTCACTGCCTGTCATTTCAAATTCATGTTCAGCAGTGAGTAATTTATAAGTTAATTGCGCCCATGTTTGATAAGCGGCGGCAGGGCCTTCTAGCCAAAATGATGCAATACGGGAGTTTCTGCCCTCGCCATGTATCACACCATCTTTATCTATCGTTTGCCCTTCCTTTAGCCATTTGCCGCCAATGTTTAATGCGCGTTTCTTGTCAGGATCTACGAGAGATTGACAATGTGGGCATTGTAAACGAGCGTTTTCGCTTGCCTTAACATAATCAGTATCATTACGATAACCCACCATATTTGCCATTGATGGCTCAAGCCACTCTTTGCAATGCGGGCATTGCCAATAGAATCTGCGTCTATCCCCGCGATTATATAAAGATAAAATCCCAGTTGTTGGCGGTGCCTCGTGAGTAGTTTTTGGATGATGTTTTATATCAACAATATCCTTTCCTGGCGAACTCTCTACAAGTGTCATACCGGCACTCATAAATGTAGTCGTCCGTTTGGACGCTAAACTAAATCCGTCACCCTCGCCGTCCACATCATCGGGCCATCGGTCATAGTCTGTTAATGCAACGTATTTATAATCTGATGATGACAATACGTTGATTGACGGCCAGCCAATTTTTAATAGATTACCTGCCCTAAAATATTTATCGTGGACATTGTTATCGTTTTTACGCGGGCTTAATCTTTTTGCAATCTCAGGCGAGCATCTAAAAGTGCGGTCTAAACGTTTACGACTATGCTCACTAGCTTTCTCTTGTGTAAGTTGTACCAAGAGGAAATCAGACGGATCGCAAATAATCGCATAGGTTATCCAGCCATCAATCAATCCGATTGTTTTACCAGTACGAGCTGGCCCAACAAAAATAACTGCGTCATACTCACGAGAGTTTAGGCAGTCCATCGGATCTAACATATATGCAGCAGTATCTTTATCCCATTTAACAGAGTTACCCCCACCAACTGGCACTCGCATATATTCCGCTGCGGCTTCCGATACTTTCATTCGGCGAGGCGGTTTAAGTAGATTTGCAATATCTCGCCTAATATCTTTAGCTGATGCAAACATGACTACTCCTCTGATTTATTATCGCCAGCCTGTATATGTAATGACATTTGCGATTTAACGTCATCAATCACCTGTATTACACGAGTTAATTGTGTTGGAGTTAACGCACAATCACGCTCTAAAATATCTGGCAATGTATCAAGTGACTGCACAACAGCTTTAGCCAAAAAGCCCATCTCTTGAGCAACTTCAAAGGATGGTACCAGTTCGCCAGTATCTCGCTCGTATTTTAGTCTTTCGTTTTCCGCTTGCCAAAATGCTCGTCTCTCAACGGGCGATAAACTATCAACATCCGCCGTCATTTTTTCGGCAAGCCCAATTTTAATTAAATCAGATAGTGCATAGAGCTTTAATTTGGAGTTGCTACCAATAGCAGGAGTAAGCCCTGCAACCCGTTGTGATACGGTTTGACGGTGCATTCCGACAAGTTCGGCGATCTGATTTATATTGAGTTTTAAGTCAAATAAATTATCCATGCCAAACCTGCCAAAAATCTAAAAACCTTAAAAAGATGATGATGCCTAAGATGTCAAAAAACTGTCGAAAACCGCGCGCCCGAAACCCCGTGGAAAGGGGTATCCCCTCAGGAGTACCTTTTGCCGTCACGATTCTTTATAAAAATCACTCGATATATTTTTGTTTTATCCATAAAACATAGCTTAGGACTACCATCGAGCTATCATCAGATAGTCAAGGTCAGTCCTAATGTATGTGCCTGTATATACCAATAAAAAAAGGCCGCACTTTAATTGGCGGTCTTGGTTTGGTTAATCCACTTATTAAGATGATCTACTTGGCTTGCACACTTATCTCGCTCTGCGGTTACTTTAACTAACTGTATGACTACATCGCCGTATGTTTCCCCAGTAAATGCTGTTTTGACACAAGGTACAGTATAGGCTTGAGGCGGATAAATATATTCTGCTTTAGTCGTGATTTTATTTGTACAAGCGGTCAAGAACAGACTGAGGCAAACGAGTGTTGGCACAAGGTTGTGTCTTAATGATTTTTTTAACTGATTCAGCATTTTCTGTTGCTATCCTTTCTATTTCATCATTACGCTCTTGTTGCTCAATAACGGCATCACGCTCTTGTTGTAACGCAAGGATCAATGATTTATTAGCATTTTCTTGTTGCTGGATAGTTTGGGCTTGTGCTTGGTTCTCGGCTTTTAAACTACTTATCTTCTGAGATTGAAACCAAGTCCAACCGCACAAGCCCAAAATCAAACAAAGTGCGGTCAATTTTATGGCAGTTTCAAATCGGCTAAACATAATGCTTTCTCTTTTTCTCGGCGAACCACCAAACCTGCTAATTTTTTACCACTGGCATACACCCATCTAGGAAATTCGCCACAAGCCTTTTCATATTGTTTTGCTCGAAGATATTTAAACATCGTAGATTTGCTTACTGCCCCACAACCCACATTAAAAGTGATTGACACCGCAGAATCAAATACCGATTGCGGTAACACCTCGCCATTGCCATATTTGTTCACACATCGTTCAGCAATCACAATATCATTCTTCCAACGTTCGGCAATTTCCAAATCTGTGTAACGGTGTTTTGGATTGATTTTCTTACCACCATATTCAGTTGAACCAATTCCTACGGTCAAAACATCCGCAGGGCATTGATACGGATCACGTCTGCAACCCTCGGCATTCCCAATAATTTCAGCACCTACAGGACTTAATCTTAGCTCGCCACCGAACTGAGCATACATTAATCCCATTACCGTAATCACAGAGCAAACACCAAGAGCTTTCCTAGTTTTTGTCAAAATCATCATCAAATCCTAAAGACAATCGTTTCATTTTCACACGGTGTATTTCTTCTGCACGCCGTTCTTCATTTTTTCTAACTTTCCCTTCTTGGCATTTAGCATACATATTCACGAGACCACTTATTAAACCTATAACAAGCCCCATAATAGCCAGCCATTCTTGAAATGAATACATTGCCCAGAACGCACCAAAGCCAGACCAAAAAATACTTTGGCTTCCTGCATCTTTTAACATTTTTACACTCCACCCATTTACAGGGCAATAAAAAGCCCACCAATTACGGCGGGCGTGAATTCTGCTAAAATTAATTTTCCACAACTAAATCAGCAGAGGTTAAACATGATTGAAATTGATAAATTAAATGATGGTTACTATAACTTCCCGTACCAATCAGGAGAAGGAGACTCAACAAGCGATACATCATCTCCCTGTGTCGGAGGTTTCAACTTAATTCAACACCCAGAACTCATAGAAGAAATACCTGAAGCAAAATATTCACCTATGCTAAAAAAATTGCTCATTGACCTCAACCAAGAGAGCTTACCTTACCTCACTTTAGGTTGTGGCTATTGGGCATTTAAGGACAACAGGGACACATCTTATACTTATCTTGAGTTTTCCTTCAAAAATATCAAAACGGCTCAAAACCTTTCATTTATTCAAACAATTGATGAACAATTTATCGATTATTTACACACTCACCGCGAACAACTGGGGAGTGAATTTGGCGTGCCGCCTCAAGCATTTGATACAGCTCATTTAGCTTTTGCCTGGAATTATCGTCCATTTTCTTATTTTGGAAGCGAAGAACGCATCTTGCTCTATTTTCAAGCTGGTAGCCCACAACATCAAAATCTCGAGATATTCCTTGATCTACTTCATCGTTTTCTAACCGAATATTTACAAGTGCCATCATAATCACCAAATAAAAAAGCCCCGACCGTTTCCGATCAGGGCTGTAAAATTCTTTTGTGCGTTTGCTATGCGCTAAAACCGCAACTTACCGAATATAGTACACTTTCACTTGCAAGTAATCAAGTATTTTTATAATTTTTATGCAAAATCCATTTTTCGCACAATTTTTCAAAAGTGCGGTCGGATTTTCCGTTGTTTTTAGAAGTCGATTTTGACTGCTTTTGGATTAAAGCCTCGCAAGTGTTTTAATACACGCCAGTTTGTCATTTGGTCGATGTTAAAATCGCTTGTGATGCGGTTTAAGATTTGATTGGTAGAACGTAATACACTTAAATATTCGTAAGCCTGTCCGTAGATTTGCCCACTCATATTTGAGCCTAAAACGTTAAAGGCTCTCTCAATGTGTTGGAAAGTGCCTACGCCACGTTTGAAAGCAAACCATAACCAAACAAGTTGTTCGAGTTCGTACTCAGTAAATTCAAAACTGAATTTCTTTTCACGGCTAGGCAATTCAGCCTCAGTGATTAATTCCCCTTCTAAAATTATTTTGTGAACATACTCTACTGCTTCAGGGAGTTGTTCAAGGGTTAAATCTTCGATTGATTCCACATTAAAGCGTTGATGGATTAAATGATAAGCCTCAGAATAAATTAATCCCTTTTTGCTCACGAGCATATTCACGGCATTGCGTAACCCTGTGCGATCGTCTGCAGTTGTTTTTCGTTCTGCTTTACCATTAAACCAATAATCATGTAACGCTTGATAACACTCTTTTTTGTATTTGATTAATGTGTCACGGATTTCTGGTTTACAACGATTAATATCAATGCCAAATAACCAACCGTTTAAATATTCGATTGGTAAGCAAATCATTTCACGTTTTTTACCGTCTTCGGCAACTATGGTTATGATGACCATAGTTGAATTTAATACATCATCACGTTTCATTCGAGAATATTGAGATTTCCAATCCAAGCCGATATTTTCGCAGATTGGTTTCATAGCAGTGTAATGTGTACCGTTTTGTTTAAATGTAACTAAAGATTGATGATTGAATGAAATTGTTTGGGTTGAGATTTGATTAGACATAAAATGTCTCCTTTGGATTTTTTTTACGAAATTAAGATTTACCCTAAATAGGGTGCCAAGAGGTTCGTAAACCGTCCAAAGTCGGCTGGAGTTATTCCCCGAAGGTCTTTTATTCCTCGCCCTCTCGGCATAGATGAAATTGGATTTATGCGTGTTAAGTCTTAATGGCAATAAAACTAAACGAGATCACAAATTTTACGCATAAAAAAACCGCTATGCTGTCGGGTGCGGACTTCCGCTTTGGATTTAAGGCTACGACACCTTGATAAAAATAATAATGAAAAAGCCCCTTGGGTGTCAAGGGGATTTAATTCTTATTGGCTAATAACCAATTTATTTTTTTGACCTTTAGTTATAGTAATTGGTTTTAAAATATACCCGCCTTGTTGTTGCATTCCAAACTGACTAGGGACACTCCATCTAACCTCTGTGACGACAATATATTCACCTGTTTTTAAAGAATCAAAAACGAAGTTCCCTTCTGAATCACAGGTTGTTGAACGCTTTATATTTTTAAAATCTGGATAGTCTGGGTTAAATGTATCCGCCGAAATAAATCTATTTCCTAGCCATTGATTTAATGGATACATACCTTCTATTCTTGCTTTTGTGTAAGGTGAAGAAGGGTATAAGTCAACATTATATCCTGCACAATTAACAATCCCCCCTCCAACTTGACGCAAAAATGCATTCCCTTGAAGTGTTTCGCTACCTGGTTCAAGTTGTTTTTTTGCCTGATTAGAATCAAATTGATAAGGTATATTAATTTGTTTAGGAGTTGGTGCACATCCTGCTAATAACGCAGTAGATAAAGCGGCAAACAATAGTTTTTTCATTTTGATGTTCCTCTCGGTTTAATAGATTTGCCAATTCTACGAAACACAAAACATTTATTTAAGTTTTTAATCAAAGTTTTTTCTAATTTTGTGACATACATCTCAAATTCAGAATGCCCTATCAAATTCTCAAATAAAAAATCTATATAGATCTAATTTAGATCTATATAGATTTATTTATCCCAAAAACATAAACTTAATCTTAGCCCCAGTAAATGCACCTTTTAGGAATCTTACACCCCTAGCACGCTCGCGATACATATGCGCAGGGGAAATATGAAGTGCGGTACAAATATCTCGCTCTTTCGCTTGTTGAACGTATAGTGCCATTAAGATTTGGTATTGCAGCAAACTATCCTCGTGAAGATTCATTATCTGCTCCTCAATTTTTAAGCATTCGTCATCCGTTAAGAATCGAATGTGAGCCTTGCGCACGGTAGGTAAAACAGGAATAGAAATTGTGGTGCTTGGGTATTCTGTGCCAATTCTGTCTCTACCCCAGCAATTACCCCACTTTTCCAACACTCTCTCAACGCTATACGACATTCTACTCTCCTTCCAGCTCTTTAATTTTTGCCTTGTAATACTTAATAATCGCCTTGCAATCTTCAATGGTGTATTTCTTTGGCTCGTGGTCTTGACGTTCTAGCCAAGCTATCTTAGCTGCACCGATTTTATTGATAAGATTGATTCGATATTCAATGATATTTCCGCTCTTATGGTCATTACAGGGGGCGCATTGTTTATGTACGTTGAGCTCACAAAATCTTAATTCAGGACACGCCCCCACACTCCGATAATGCCCTGCGTGGTATTGCCCTTGATGATACCGACCGCAACTGATACAGGGTTCATTTTTATCTCGCAGACGGATAAATTTATTAAAGACCGATTGCGCCTCTTTCAGCCATTCTGAACGGCTTTTTAATTTAACCT